CAGTTTCTTAACTAACTAAATATTATGGCAGCTCCTTCAGCAGTTGGAGAATACGGTTCTTGCGGTGCAGGAACTGAAACACGTATCTCTCCTTCTGATACAAGTGGATCTGGTTCAGCATCAGCTGTAGCCTCCACAACTAAAAATTTACGTCTAGCATACTCTACCGTTGGTAGCTCAGGTGTAGTAGACACATGTGCAGTTGTCGCTGGACAATACACATAACTCAATGGGGGACTTCGGTTCCCCTTTTTTTATATAATTCTTAACTATGACTACCACGACTGTAACCATCGATACCGAACTATCCGCAGTGAATGCAATTCTTGGTAGTATTGGTCAAGCCCCCATCTCTGGTATAGATTTTAATAACCCTGAAATATCTTTCATATATAATATACTGAAAGAGGTAAACCAAGATGTCCAGAATGAGGGTTGGACTTTTAATCTTGAATACCATATAAAAGAAAACGTAAGTACAAGTGATAATAAAATTATAATTGCATCAGATGTTATTCGTATAGATAATACAGATGAGTGGGATAGAACCCGTGACTTTGTAAGACGAAAAGATTCTGATGGTATATGGAAAATGTATGATAGAGTAAACCATACATTTGAATATCCAGATGATGATTATTTCTATGTTAATAAAGTAAGACTTCTTAATTTTGAGGATATCCCTACTTGCTTCCAAAGATATATAATCTATAAAGCATCAGGTCGAGCTGCTGTACAGTTAGTATCTAACGCTCAACTACAACAGATGTTATCTACATATGAGCTACAAGCTAGAGCTGCATGTATGGAATACGAATGTAATCAAGGTGATCATTCATTCTTTGGTTGGCCAGATGAATCAGCTTATCAACCTTACAAACCTTATCAAATGCTTAGAAGATAATGTCTAGTGTTACTCAGAAGGTACCTAACTACGTGCTAGGTATCAGTCAACAACCAGATGAAAAGAAATTTCCAGGTCAAGTCAATGACCTTGTAAATGGATTACCTGACGTTGTAGAACAATTAACTAAACGTCCTGGTAGTCATTTAATAACTGCTATATCTCCATCTACCGCTGCTAATTCAAAATGGTTTACTATTTATACAAGAGACGATGAATCTTATGTTGGACAAGTTGCAGCTGATGGAGGTGTTAAAATATTTAGATGTAGTGACGGTGTTGAGATACCCGTGGATTATGCAAATATTGCTGGCTCAGGTGTCGCAACTTATTTAGATAATCAAGCTTTATCAGATGAAAAATCTTCAGATATACAGGCGTTAACAATTAACGAAACAACATTCTTTGTTAACAGACGTAAGACTGTTGAGATGAAAAGAGATGCAGCATCTAAATCTCCTACTCAACCCTTTGAAGCTTATATACAACTTGATAGTATAGCGTATGGTAAACAATATGCTTTAGATATATACGATCCTGCTGATAACTCAACAGTTTCTTATACACGTGCTACTTCAATAGCAGCTGATGAAGATGTGTCTCTTGATGGTACAAGTTCTACAGGATCTAACCAACCAGGTAATGGAGACTGTGATGGAGCTGGTAGAGAATATGTATCAGTTAGTACAGGTACATCGATTCATAGTACATCACCTCCTAACGCAAGTGCAGGTGGTAAGACTAATCTTAGGTATGAGATGGATGCTAGATGCACACCTCAAATTGATGATAATCATGGTGATAGTGATGTATTAGATAATTATCATGACACATACCAAACTTATGCTAAATTACAATTTGGTGGAGAAGGTTGGACTACAAATGATACTCATCAACATACTTCTGAAAAGGGACTTACTACTACTGTAAAGATTACTAATCATGTAACAATTACTACTAGAGCTAATGTAGCAATGGTACGTCCAGCAGCTACATCTTCCAATGCTGAAGAGCATGTATCAGCAGATGGTGTATTAGGAGAAATTAAAGCTGCGTTAGATGCTATATCTGGTACAGGTATTACATGTACTAAAGTAGGTAACGGTTTACATTTATATCGTGCTACAAAATTCGGTGTAACAACACCTGAAAAAACCTTGATGAGTATTACTACAAGTGAAGTAAATACTATAGCTGATTTACCTAGTACATGCCGTCATGGTTATGTAGTACGTGTGGTAAATAGTGAAGAGAATCAAGATGATTACTTCCTTAAATTTAGTGCTGAAGGTATAGCTGAAGATATAGATCAGACTGGTACTTACGCTAGATCTAGTAATACAATTACTATAACCGCTGCTAGCCACGGTCTTTCAAATGGAGATCAAATTATATTAGATGTAACCAGCGGTGGGGCAACAGATGGATTCTATACTATTGCTAACGTAACAACTAATACATTTACTGTTACAGATTCAGCCTCTGGAACTATTAGTGCAGGTGCAACTTGTTCATTCACACCAGCTCGTTTCGGAGAGGGCGTGTGGGAAGAGGTAGTACAGCCTGGTAAAGATATAGAGATAGATAATACAACGATGCCTCTAGCCCTTACTAGGGTGCTTCCAGGTTCATTCTCTATTAATGGTGGTGGTTCAACTACTTACTCTAATGGAGCATTCAGATTCTCTTATCCTGATTGGTATAAACGAGACTGTGGTGATGACATTACAAACCCAGAACCTTCATTCATAGGTCAGACTATTCAGAAGATGGTATTCTTCCGTAATAGAATAGCCTTGTTAAGTGCTGAAAATGTTATCTTATCTAGAGTTAATGACTTTTATAATTTTTGGAACAAAACTGCAATGGCGATTTCCAATGCAGATCCTATTGATTTACAGTCTAGCTCTACATATCCAACCAAATTATTTGATGCTGTTGAACAGGCTGGTGGTTTAGTTATCTTTAGTGCTAGTGAACAGTTCCTATTAAGTTCAGGTGCCGAGGCTCTCTTGACTCCTGAAACTGCTAAGATCAGTTATGTATCATCACACGCTTTCAACCCAGATACTAGCCCTATTGAGTTAGGTACTACTATAGGATTCTTAAATAGTACAGCTAAAAATACTCGTTTCTTTGAAATGGCAGCTGTGTCTCAAAGAGAAGAGCCTACTATTGTTGAACAAAGTAAAGGTATATATAACCTATTTCCTGTTAATACCAGTATGATGACTGGTTCTGTAGAAAACCAATTAGTATTATTTGGTGTAGATAGTACATTACACACTGCATCTAATGAAGTATGGGGTTATAAATTCTATGTTGAAGCTGGTAGAAAAGTCCAAACCGCATGGTTTAGATGGACACTACCTAATAACTTAGTGTATCATACTATTATTGATGACGTATATTATGCAGTCCTTAATACAGGCTCTACATTTACCTTCGAAAAATTTGACATAAAAATTAAATCAGACACATTATTAATAGGGGATGCCCCTGATGATAATAGGGTACATTTAGATACTAAGAAAACTTTTGCCTCTGGAGACTTAACGTATGATAGTGCTAATGATGTAACAACATTTACATTAGGAGCTGGTTATTATAGTACTCGAAACCTCTCTGCATATTGTATAACAGATAGTGATGCATTAGGTAAGAGTTATGATATACCATCAGCTAAGATAACAGGAACAGCACCTAACCAAACAGTAACTTTACCTGGAAATTGGAAGACTTCTACGGAAGCTGGTACTTCTACAAGCTCAGTTAACACTGATGTTGTTATAGGATATGAGTACGAATTTGAAGTTGAACTACCTACTATATACATGATGAGACCAGAGGGAGATAAAATGGCTTCCGAAACACGTGGGTCTCTTGTAATACATAGGATGAACTTTGACTTTGGAGATGTTGGTGTTATAGATGTTACATTAAAACGTAAGGGTAGAGATGATTATACATATACAGTTGAATCAAAAGAATGGGATAATATACTAGCTAGTACACCTGCTATTGCAAGTAGCTACCTACATACCATACCAGTCTATGATAGAAATACAAACCTAACAGTACAAATTAAATCTAATCACCCTTCACCTGCCACTATACACTCAATGAATTGGGAAGGTGATTACTCACCCAAATACTATTCACGTGTCTAAATACATTCACCCCATTACAATGGAAGCTGCAGTTCATGTGGCTTCTAATCTTCGATCAGATGATTATAGAGAAGTTGTAGAAGGCCACGGCCAATTTCCACTTCTCTCTATTCCTATGAATGCTTTTCACGGAGAAACCGTGTATTTTACTGATGCAGACAGCAGGATTGCTGGCCTTGCAGGAGTAGAAGATGATGGTAAAATATGGATGTTATGTACTAACGTCATCCATGATGTACCTATCCTATTTGCTAGACAAGCAAAAAAATGGATAGAAAGTAGAGAAGAAAAACTCCTTTGGAATATTGTAGATAAACGGAATGCCGCTCATCTAAAACTTCTAAAGTTTCTGGGATTTAAGTTTCTACGGGAACTTGAACATGGTCCCAACAAATTAACCTTTATAGAATTTTGCCGTGTGTCATCCAGCAATCGCAATGGCAGCATCAGCAGGGTCAGCCATAATAAGCTACCAATCTGAAGTTGCAGGCGTAAAAGCTCGTAATAAAGCGAAGCTAAAAAACTTTGAAAGACAAAATGTACAGTATTTAACTGACGCTATGTTAGATAATGCTCAGTACAAACAAGATCAAATATCAGAAGATGTAAAGCAAGATCAAATCTATATGGCCATGATTGATCAGTGGAGAGAAAATGACCGAGAATTAGATAAGATATTTGCTAAGGGTAACTTTAAAATAGAAAGAGCTATACAGGAAATGTATCAAAATGATTATGCTGGCACTCAAACTGGAGCTACGGCTGCTAGATTAGCTGGTAAATCAGTTAAAGAAATGGGCTTTAAAAAAGCTGAATATGTGCATGAAATGTTAATGGCTGAAAAAACTGCTTATGATTCGAAAGATAGAGCTAGAAATAAATCAATGTGGGATAGTTGGGATATGTATGAAAAGGTACGTTATGCACCTATTCATGGTGCTACCCCAGTAAACAACTTAGGTTTAGAAGCGAAACCAAGCATGGCTGGTATGTTACTAGGTATTGCTGGAAGTGCAGCTTCTGGTTTTAAAGTGGAAGGCGGTAAATTGGAGTTTAGAGACTGATGAGTTACGAACGTAATATCGAGAGGCTCCGCAGTACATCTCGCTTTAATACCTCCCAAGCTCAAGCAAATGAAACCCAAGCTGCTAATCAGTATACTGACTTAAGACGTAGAGAAGCTGAAAAACAAATTAGAGCTTTATCAAGTTTCTCTAAAACAATTAAAGACGAACACGAAAAACGAGTTGAAAGACTTAAAGCAGAAGGTCGTGATCTTCAAATACAACAAAGAGAAGTAGACGCTAAAAGATTACTTGAATTAGAACAGCTTATACCAACACTTAAAAGAGAAGATATAAGACTCCATGAATTAAAAGCTGAAAAATTAAAACTTGAAGGTGTCAATGTATACCCAGAAGCAGACCGTATAGCAAAGTTATCCCATTATCAACAGATTGGGTACATGCAGGAAAGACTGCGTAATGCAATGACCAGTTTCCCTGATAGTCTTAACTATCGGATGCAAAACGGTGAGACACCTTATCAGTTAAATGGTATAACTTATACAGCCAAGCAATTAAGAACGAATAATATAAATAGTTTACCTCTTAAAACAGCTTTAGTAGAAGTAGAAGCTGCTAAACTCCGTAAGGAGATGGGTCTTGATAAATTCAGCCCTGAACTATTAGAGTTAGTTGGTGTTAATAAAACTATAAATTCAGCTAAAGAAGCTTATTTAGGTAAGGTAAGAAAGAGATATACTATAGATGCTTCTGCTCAGACCCAAGCTCAGTCTGCATTAGCGTGGAAAAATAGTGCAAAAACTGGTGAGGATATACATCACTTCCTTGCAACTACAAATGCAACTGTAGATACAAATGGTGAGTTATTAGGTAATGAAGGTGCTTGGTCTGCTTTTATGAAGATAGCAGCTAAAGAAGGTATAGCAATGGGTGATCCTGGCTATGCTGATACTATTGGTAACCTACCTATACCACTTGAATTAGCTAGAAAAGTAGGTGCTAAACCTGGTACTACTTATGCTCAACATTGGCCTACACGATTCTCAAATC